GAACAAAAGCAAATGATTCAGTTGATGAAAACATTGGGTATCGATAATTTTGAAAATTCGCGCGATATGAGTATGCAAGATAAAATTATCGAAGCGCAGATTGCGTGGATGGAAGAAGAGGAACCAGCATATCATTATCGTGATTTGGAAAAATATAAAGATTTCCTTGGTGCTGGTACATATTGGGAGAACCATGTTATCAGACCGTTGCGGAATTTGTTGATTGGTTCTAAGGAATATACGCTTAAGGAAACAAAAGATGAGCGCGGTGCCATCGAAGAAGGTGAAAAGACATGACGTTGGAAGAATTAATCAGAGAAAAACGTCAGCGCACCAAACGCAAACGGAAGTTGAGTGATGCCGAGCGTAAAAATCAGATTCGCGATTGGTGTACTTTTTATCGCCGCAATTGGGATATATATGCTACAGAGAGATTGCAAATTAATTTAAAGACATTTCAGCGGGTTGTCATTTACTTAATAGGGGTTAGTGACATATTTTACTTGATGTGTTCGAGAGGTTGACGAACAAAATAATGAGAAGGGGATTTATCCTATGAAGGTCGAATTGACAAAACAACAAAAAGATTACATTGATAATAATTATAAAACTATGACATACCAAAAGCTAAGTAAGAATACAGGTCTTGGTATTAGCATTGTGAAAAGATATGTGAGCGAGTGTGGGTATGAAAAGCCCATATATCGTGAAAGCAAACTAACGAGAGAGCAAAAGAATTATATTGAAAGACATTATTCCACCGAAAAGAGTTCGGAGATTTGTAAAAAATTAGGAGTGCCATATAGGCGTATGCAACAATATGCTATGTCTAAGGGGATTAAAAAGGAGCATACAAGTTCACCAAATTATCGCGGTAGAGCGAAACATTATTTTATCAATAATAATCGCCCACACGATTATAACCCGATGGATTATATGATGCTTGACAAAGAGCCTTTGATTGACACAAACAAGCTATACAAATCTAAATATGGAAAATATTACATAAATCCTAATTACTTTGAGTCAATAGACAATGAGTGGAAAGCTTATTGGTTAGGGTTTATGTACGCAGATGGTTGGGTTGGTAGCAATGGCAATTCTGTCGGGCTTGCTTTGCAACGAAAAGATGAATATCATATTGACAGATTTAGACAAAGCCTACAATGTGACAATCCGATTTATCAATACGAAAGTAAAGGGTTTAACAATGGCAACGAACGTGTCTTTTTACAAAGCTCCATAGCAATTAGCAATCAAAAGCTAAATCAAGACTTACAACGACACGGATGTGTTAATAAAAAGTCGTTGGTGTTAAAACCACCAACTATTGACAAGGATTTACTGCCCCATTTTATTAGGGGGTACTTTGATGGCGATGGTTGGGTAAGTATAAGTAATAAACGTATGGCATTTGAAGTTGGGTTCATTGGAACATACGAAATGATGGTGTTCATTCGTGACTGCCTACATTCATTTGGTGTGTCTAATGTCACGATTAGTAAGGATAAAAAAGGCTCTAAGGCAAATACTTATTCAATGTGTTATGGGTCATTGTTAGATTGCGAGAAAATTTTTAATTTATTTTATTATCATTGTAATATCTTTCTTAGACGCAAGTTTGAGAAATTTGATAAGATATTTTATTTTGGTCACAAGCCGTTCTAATAAGATGGCAATTATTATTAGAATTATTAACGGGCAAAATCGGTGAAGCCCATCTGTTTTACAGGGTAATATCGAGTTAACTAATAGTGTAACATCTATCAGTAATGTAACGAGTAGGGAGTGAAACTATAGATAGAATATAATCTCCCCAAGAGTGTCCGTCACCCTTGCTATATAATGGGTGAATATGTACTCTGTTCTTACACGATGCAGATGAAGTGTAAGAGATACGAGATAAAGAACTCGTATGTTAACAAAAAGTTATCCAAAACATTTATGGCGGCATTGGCGGCGTTTATCGAATGTCTGTTATATCCAAATTCACACATTGTACTTACAGCAACAACTATCAAAACTGCCAAGAAGATGGTGACGGAAAAGATGGAAGGAGAGTTGTGTGGGCGATTCTCCAAAGTGTTGAATTGGATGTATGTGAATAACTTAATTACTTTTCATTACAGAGATGAAGAAATTATTGTACGATTTAATTTCAATGGTTCGTGGATAAAAGTGTTGCCAGCAACAGATTCATCGAGGGGTGAAAGAGCAACCGCTTTGATATTTGAAGAGTGTAGATTATTGAAGAAGATGATAGTGGACTCTGTGTTTATTCCAATGCGAAGTGCGAGGGTACCGACCTACAGACTAAAACCAGAATACGCTAACGATAAGCGATTAGTTGAAAGGACTAAAATTATTTATTTGACATCTACACGTTATAAACACGAGTGGTTTTGGAACGCATGGAAAGTATGTGTAAATAACTGTTTCTCTAAAACAAAATTAGTATATAATATTTTCGCGGGTGATATATTAACATCGGTATATCATAACTTTAAAACGCAAGAAGATGTGGACGCCGACAAAGCACAAATGAGTGACTTGGAAGCGCGTATGGAGTTGTATAATCAACCACAGGGCGAAGTGGAAGGAAGTTTCTATTCGTTAGAAATGTTTAATGAGAACAGACTTATCGACCACACATTCGTACCACCCACATCTGATGAATATATATTAAATTATGCGCGTGGTGAAATACCATATTTTAGAGAAAAACGAGATGATGAGATTCGTGCGCTTTATATCGACTTTGCGTTTACAGATACTACAAGTAAAAATTCAACAGCAGATAATACTGTTATTGGTTGTATGTCTGGACACCCAAATGAGGAGCATACAAGATATTTGCGTAATTGTGATTATATGGAGACTTATTCTGGTGGACAAAAGGATGAGTCTATTTTGAGAATTAGGGAATTGTTCTTTTATTATGATGCAGATGTGATTTTAGTGGATCTGAGAAATGGGGGGGAGGATAGATGGGTCGAACTCTCCAAACCATTTTATCACGAAGAACTAGGTGTACAACTTAGTGGATTTGGTATATATCAAGATGATGATATTAACAAATCTTTCTGCGACATAAAGAAGATTGAGAACCTAAGAGACAGAACAGTTGACCCCAACGCGTCAAAAGTGGTCATTCCAGTAATTGGTACTGATGAACGTAATAACAATTATCACTTAGCCATGAAAACCGCACTACAGAATCATATCATAAGATTTCCCGTAGATGAAATTACGGCAAAAGACGCACTTATGGAAGATGGCACATATAGCACATTAGACCCCCACACTCGTATGCGTACATTGCTTGGTCATGTGCAGTTGGACATTATGATTATTGACGAAGCAATTAAGTTGCAACAAGTCATCAAGAAAGGCTTTGTGGCTCTTGAAGTCGCTGGACGCAACAAAAGAGATAGAATAGTCGCTTGTGAATATGCCAATTATTTCTATGCATTAAAAGAATTGGAAATGTTACATAACGCAGAAAAGAAAGATTGGGACATAAGCGACTGGAGATTGTGGGGCTAATTAGAGAATTATAGAAAGGAGGTAAACATTTGGCAGAGAAACAATTATTATCAAAAGATAATGTTTGGAGCGTATTGCAGTTTTCAGATGCGCTGTATAATGGTCGCGATTTCTTATATGGCGGCGGCGTTTATACACCAGATATTTTGAATGCTAATTTGCAGAATTTAAATAATGATATGCAAGTTCCAACTTGGGAAAAAGTGGTAAAGGCATTGTCTAATTCTGTAGCGAATGAAGATACGTTGCGTTCGTTTAGCCAGTACATGGAAGCATTTGATACGATGTATGAAAAGGTCGCTAACTATAAGGCAAACATGTTGTCTTTTGATTTGAATCCAGTATGCACGAACGCTGAGGGCAAAGACTTTAAATCGAAAGAATACAAAGAAGATAAGAAAAGGATTAATAAGTTCTTGTTCAACTTTGATTATCAACATTTGTTTAGGGATGTTGTGAAAAATGTTCTGCGTAGTGGCGTGTATTATTGTTGGTATCGTGAAACTCCAAAGAAGCGTGGAGTACAGAAATATGGACTGCAAATGTTGCCGCAAAAATATTGCAAAATCACAGGCTATTGGGAAAATGGCATATTGTTTGATGTTGATTTGTCGTTCTTGTTGAGCGCAACTGTTGACCTTGGATTGTATGCGCCGATTTTTGGACAATATTATGATGAATTGTTTAGCGCAAAGAGCGCGGATAATTATGTTCCATCAAATCAATTCAGAAATCGTACTGGTAGTTGGTCATATTGGGTGCAGACATCTCCTGATGATGGTGCGTGGTGCTTCAAGGCTGACACAAGTACATTTGCCACTACACCGCCCCTTGCTAATCTTATGCGTAATACTGTGTTAGATGCAGAAGTGCAGAAATTACAATACGATAAGGATTTTGCAAGCGCGTATGGTATCCTTGTTGGTCAGATGATGATGAAGAAGGATTCTAAAGAGACTAATGATTTTAGAATTGAGCCAAAGTTGTTGGGACAATTGTTGTCTATGGTGCAGTCTGGTTTGGCAAGAAATGTCAAAATTGGCGCAATGCCTACCGAGAACAATCACTTTTATCAATTTGAAGATAAGAACGAAGATATGTACACTAATCACAATCTAAACACAGCCGCTTTGGGCGCAAGTGCTACTAGGGTGATTTATACTACAGATAAGTGTTCTGAAGCAGAATTGATTGCTCAAATCACAACGGATGCTGGCGAAGTCAAAAAGTTATACTATCAATTTGCTAATTTCTTGAATTTCTTTGTGAACAAAAAGACTAAAAAGTACAAGTTCCACTTTGATTTTAACGGGTTGGAATATTGGTTTGACAAAGAAGCAAGGCGTGAAAAAATGCTTGAATTGGCAGATAGGGGCATTATTCTTGGTGAAGGCGCTTGGGCGCAAGCATTTGGTATACCGCCCCATGTGTTCGAACAGTCGCTGAGCGAGGGACATTATGGTACATTGAACGATAAACTTGGTGCATTGATTTCCATTCATACGGCAAGTAATACAACAAATGATAAGGGCGGCAGACCCAAAAAGAAACGTGTCAGGACGGATTCAAGGGATTATGATAAGAAACGGACAGGAAAGCGAACATAAAGGAATTTGGTGAAAAAATGAAAGATTTTGATAAAATTTCAATGGTTCAAAGCGATATTTTGGATGTTTTAAGCATTTATACTGGTATGTTGGTAAAGAGTGACAGTGTTGAAGAGGATGCAGAATATTTAGAAATGATTGATAAATTAACAACTAATTTAAAGCGTGTTGGTGATACTGCACTGTTCAACGGAGAGAATGATGGTCAAGTGGGTAAAATGATAGAAGAAGAGGACGGTGACAATATAGAATGAATGTGCATGAGCAAACGATAAACGCGCTCCATGAGTTGAATGGACATGCGTTTACAATGAATAGGTTGTGGGATGCGACTGTGAGTGTGCTTGGTGTCACATATGCTTGTCATACGGCTAGCGGTTTGATTCATCATAAAATTGCGCATTGGTATCCAGCGGTTGCGGATACGTTGAACGAAAAATGTCTGGAAAACTTTAATATTTTGGCGTATTATCCAGCCACACCAGCGGGCGATGTGTCGTATAGTGGTTTGGAAGATATGATGAGTCAAATGTTGGATAAGACATTGGAGTTCCAGAACGCCGTGATGAGTGTTAAGGAAATTGCACACACCATGCAGGATTATATGGTCGAAGTGGAGATTGATAAGATTCTGCTTGATGTTAATGCGCAAGTTGCGCAAATGATTCTGATTCACGATAAGGCGCAACAGTATGGTGACAACTACACAGCATTTGATAAGGATTTTCCCACCTTCTTTAATTTGTAGGGGG